TGAGATAGTTTCTTGCTATCTACTTCGAAATGAAATACCATAAATTCATTGCCTGCATCTGGACTGGTTTTATATTCCACACCAGTCAGTTCTACATTCTCGTGAATGCCCACATCCAAGAAATTGGTTGCTCGGGCCTCAGAATTAACGCTTTTGTCTACTTTATACATGTTTGTACTCCTTAGCTATTTAACTTATCATTCATTCTCTCTATAAACACCTTGTAATCGTTGTCGATTGTGTCGATGTTATTCTCTATAAACATAGGAGGGGTTTTCGCTGAAGACTTACCGTCAGAATTGAGCGTAATAAAATACGATCTCTTCTTATCTTCCATCTTCATGTCAGCATAATGAACTATGGTAAAGTCTTTTTCGACCATACCTTTCCATTCTTTACCCTTCACCATGATGCGCCTCTCAACAGCGCCTGCCTCAGTCTCAACCCATTCATAATGAGCAGAAACTATGATATGCTTAGGAAATTTCTTAATGGCAAATAATAGTTTGCCTATCTCCTCATTGTAATAATTCCAAATATCAAACCCACGTTGCGTATCTCTAGCTGTCTTTAAAAGACTGTCTAGGTATGCCGAAAAACTATCAAGCACGACCACCTTAACGGAGTCATCCTTCGCATATTCTATAAGTTTTTGATAACATTCTTGCCAATTATTAGGAGCATTATAATGCTTGAACTTGTTAATGAACGGCAATGGCTTACTCTCCATATTAATGTACCCTGTTGTAGCAGGATCCAAGTTTCTGAAAGCCATAGTTTTACCTCGACCAGACATGCCAACAATGGCGATTTGGTAAGGCGTGTTGTTCATTTTTTAAGAATTATAATTAATAAAAGGTACCTCCCCGAAGGGAGATACCATGGTAGTTACTGTTATTACTTAGTAACCAGGAACCGACGACCAAAACGGTCTTCGGAAATATAATATTTGTTGCGACGACCATCTTGGATATAACTGTTATCGAAACAGTCATACTCGATGTCAAATTGGTTAAAACCAATCTTCACATAGTCATCAAAGAAAGTGCATTTCTCGTCAGCTGAGACGGGATCTACTCTTCTATAGTTACGAACGTTTTTTGCCGCAAATACGGGACATTCTTCGTCGTACCTAACATCGATATTAAGTTGAGGGACGTATTGTTGTCGCTTAACTTTAATTTTCTTAACCGGCCTACTACGCTGTTGTTGTAATAAAGGACATACAACACAAGCCTTGTCAGCAACACGTGCTGAATTAGCCTTAGCATAAGATTCAATTTTATTAAGGATGGTACTATAATCCCTAACTGAATCATATACTTTGTACTTACGACCGTCTAGTCGTTTAATTTCGTCTTGATTACCTTTAGGTAATACACGGTAATCATATTCGAATACTGAATCACAATCACCAACGACTATTATATCGCCAAGTTTTGTGCTCTTCGCAGCCTTTACACGAAAGGCCTTGTCTATCTCAACTAACTTGTTATTCTTTAGTTGACTAATAATACTACGGATATAAAGTCCGCCATTGAAATCAGTATTTAAAATAACGAAAGGTTGCTTTTTACCAGTAGTTTGTTTCTTCTCTAACCTACTGATGATTTGGCTTATATTAAATTTCATGTATTGTTATGATTTTAAATGAGAATTCTCAAGCTCATCGAAATCAACCTCATCAATACTATTGTATTTAAGGTTATTATGGAACTTGAGTATTTTAGGCTCACCTTCCCGAACTTTTAGAAAGTGCATGTATATTCTATTTTTGACAGTTAACTTGCTTGGTCCATACTTTTCAATTCCTATAGTTTCGGGTCTATGCAATACTAAAACATAATCGGATGCTTGGAATAGGGCATCACTTCCAAATAGATCGCTCCTTAAAGGATAGTGCATAGTATTATTTATAATCCTATTAGTATCCTCTATATTACGATTCATTTGACTGACTTGAATAATGGTAGTTAAACCGTTCTTCTTCTTCTCAATGAACAACTTCTGTAACTCGTACAGAGTTTCACGTTCTCTACTTCCCTCAGCTCCCTTAGTTAAGAGAGTGTGGTCTAGTATGACCAAAAGACTCTTATTAGTGCCTTTAATTCGTTCTTGAAAAATGTCTATTGTGTTACCTATTTCATTGACGTTGCCTGGTCTGTCTACATAATAGATAGGGTACTTGCCAATTCGTTCCGCATGTTTCTTTGCTCGTTCATAATCTTCATCGGACAAAGGTTTATAATCCTCGGTATTACCTCTATATAACTCAGAAGTAGTCTTTCTCATCTTGTAAGATAACTTCCTACCAACTTGTCTAGCTGATAGCATCTCAAAGCTGAAAGACAGTACTATAAAGTCCTTGTCAGGATTCAGATCAAAAAGATCTGTCTCAAGACTATTAACGAACGATGATTTTCCACTACCACTAACACCTGCTATGGTGTAAATGGTATTAGGTTCAATTCCACCCATACACTGTTTATTAAATTTCTTCCACTTAGTCTTCAGAGAACTTGTGATTCCCTTTCGTCTATCGTCAATATACCTCAGAATTTCAGTGGTCGGCTCTTTAATGTGTTTATAAGTGAGAGATCTATTCAATTTCTTGTCCATATCCAGTTTCTTTTTCTTCCAGAGTAGATTCATTGCCATCCTCGACAATATCTGCATAAGCTTTCCATCCTTCGGAAGTTAGCCAACTGGGCATTCTTTTCATAAAAGACATCTGACCTTTCGATTTTCGGTCTTCTACTTCAACGGCCAAGCATTGTAGCAAAAATGCATGTAGAGTGGGACTCTCTCTTATAATGTTGTAATATATCTTACGGCACCTCTTCCTGTCTACTCTTAGATAGTCATAATTCCCATCTGGCCTCAACACTTTGGTTGGGTAAGCATCATACAGTTCTTCAAATGGATCTTTGGAAAATGTATGTGACTGTGAAAATTTGGGGGTTATATGAATCGTGCTTAAGCTTATAGCATTAGCAGGTGGTGCTGATATAAAGCCAGTCTTGAATAAGGTATCTAAATCGCGTCTTAAAACCATATCCGTCTTTGTTACAACGAGATATTTCTTTAATTCGCCGAGCCTGTCTTCTCTAACTAGCTTTGCAATAGTGTATTGGTGAGCCGTGATCTTGTTCTTTACTAAATATGATGTATCTATTTCTAATATCATTTTCACCTTTTTAGTAGGGCGATATTAGTATGGGACGTTGTTAAATTGGTTATCTTTTCCTAACCCGTTTTAATTTAACTTTAAATTTATTGTCACCTATAGATTTGATACTTACTATAATGTCTTTAAATAATATTTGTTTGAAAGGCTTAACACTGAGGATGTAATCATCTTCAACGTCATACTTCAGTATTCGCCTAATCAAGTCTGTTTGTTCTTCTACGTTGAAATCGAACAAAGGATTCATTTGTCTAGCTAAATCTATCGCCAATCGTATATCTCTTTTGGAAGGAGGTAATATTTCTGGTTCTAAATAAGCTACGTATTCCATCACTTTACGCAATGTAACGTTATGTGGTTTGTTAAATATTGGTATTACTAACTGTTCCATAATGATAATTGAGGATTGATAATTTCGTTAATTATTTTTTGAGCTTGATGTATGTAGTAGCTATAATCTATGTTATACTCTTCAAATCTATCTGGTTTAAACGCATCGTTGAATAACGTAACGCTTTTACCAACTTCATAGTTTGAAGTAGAGCCGGTTTCCTTATCAGTCTTTATTAAGGTACCGCCTTTTGTTGAAACATAGTAACGTACTGATTTTTGTAATGTATCTATTGTATGTTTGCTATTCTTAATGTAATGATATTCGTTTGTGAATTTCTTGTCAATCTTTTTAGCAATACAAAAATCATATATATCATTGTGCTCTTTAATAGTCTTTGTAATGGGTACTCCATCTATGAAATGCCTGTACAAAGCTAATGAAATAATTGGTTTATCAAATCCTTTCTTTAAAGATATCTCTTTGGAGAAGACACCTTTAGTCTTTACTTTATCGTCAGTATCTTGAGCAATGTAATTGTTCACATCACGTCTAATATACTGTTTATAGAAGCAGTACTCTAGGCTAAACCTAGTGTCTTGTTCCCATTGTTCACAAATCTTATAGTACTTATCAATGTCCTTCTTAGGGACTTTGGTAATGATACCGTCTGTGTTAGCAGATATAACTTTGAATCCATTCAATACTAATCTTTCTATTAACATCAGCATATAGAGCTGACCATTAACAGTAATTTTAAATGCTGCCATAGGGTCGTATAACCAGTGGTTAGCATTTAACATCTTTCCAAAAGTAGAATTCAGTACGATCTTTAAACTTTGGTTCTCTGCATCACGTGCATAGTCCCTTTTAGCCTCTAATCGCTTATCTAATATATCTTTATAATTACTTAAAAACCTACCACCCAGATGTTCTGGGGATATAGCATGGTTAATAATTAACGTTGGATACATTGAACCAATATCTGCATCAATTAGGTGTATGTCTTCTGTCTCTTGGAATAGTTCACCAGTATCAACCGAATGTATTCCTCCAACACCTAACTTATAATTTATCCCATCAAATGAGACACTCTTCTTGAAGTAGGGAGCATCTTTGTAATATACATGTTCCTTTACTTCTTCTAATAGATTCATGAGAGTCATAGTATGAAAGTTTATCTCGTCGAATACGATCCAATCGAATTTCATAAACTTCCTTTCTGTTCTCATTCCCTTAAACTGTCTAATAGACAATCCTGTTGTATCAGAGTAGAACTTCTCTAACAATCTGTTAGCCATTCCACTATCTGATTCACTCATCACATTGATGCCATAAAGTTTCTCTATTTCAGAGCGTACTTTAATGTCACTTAACAATTCATAATATAGTTTCTCAGTAATTAAGACATCGTTTAGGTTATACTCTCGTAGTAACTCTAAATCAGTTGCTTGGATACGACTACCCATTGGAATTGGTAAATCTTGTAACTTGTGCCACTTGAGATTAACTCCTATTAACTTAAGGGACTTTTGAAAACCACCAAGCTTCATTAAGTCAATTGATTTAAAAGGCAGATTGTACTTAAAATCAGTAAAGTCGTCCTCTATAATCTTCATGACTAAATCATATAGCTCGCCTGCTACCTCATCCGAAGATTTGAATGTAAGTAGTGGGTGTCTTCTATATATGAAGTTTAGTATCTGATTATCAAAGTAGAATGAGTTGTAACCAACCATCCACTTCTTGTAATCACTTACAAACATATGTAAGTCATCTAAATCATTACGGTCTTCGAATATAATAAATTCTCTAATTTCGCTAGTTTTGATATTCTTAAAGATAACAGCAAAGTAATTAATATATGACTCTATATCATAGATCCATATCATTATTCAGATAGTTGATAATCAATAAGTATTCTAAGCATGTCTACCAAAGCATCTAAGTTAGAATTCATCTTTCTCAATTGTTCTATCAATTCTGTTTGCGTTTGTTCGTTCATATCAAAATTTAATTAAAGTTAAAAGAGGGGGCCGAAGCCCCTTCTAGTTTATCTCCTTAAAGCAGTTTTTAGCTTAACCACTTTACGAAGCGTTTGCATTTTAGATTTAGTAAATTCAATCACTCTTGTGTGAACCTCCTCTTTCTTATCCTTCTTAAGTACACGTTTGAATACAGGTAATAGAGCTTCATTACCGTCATCATTGTAACCAGGTATTAACCATGGTTCCTGATGATCTAGTACTTTAATTGCTCTGCCTGTGAATTTATTCATTTCATACTTATAGAATTTCTTGAACACTTGTACATGTTCAAACTGAGGATCTGGTACAGTTATAGCAGCCTTCTCTTTTACGGGATTATTCTTACTGTCTATAACAGCTACTGTTTCACATAGTGAGTTAAACACTTTCTTTTTCTTGGGTTCGTACCTACTTTGTTTTCTGTTAGTACCATTGAACCCAGGTATTATCCTTATATGAATCTTTGGATCAGCAAGTTGAGCTTCTATCTCCTGATAAGATCCTTTCTCTGGATCATTTGGATCTGGAACCCATCCATAGTATAATAATGGTGGTTTATTGTCCTTAGCTTCAATCCATTCATATTTCTCTTCAGTCTCAGCTTTTTGCAGCTCACGTTCGTGACGTATCTGTTCTTTCCAAGCAGTCTTGGGCGCGTATTCATACCCGTCCTTCACCATCTTTCTGGCCTCACTTCTAGGTACTTTAGATACCTTCTTGGATTCAGTATGTCTAACACAGACCATAACGTGATTGTTATGCATCTTTTTGTGGTTAGCTTGCTGAGACTGATAATTTCTATCAATAACTTTCTGCTTTGCCATGAGAGCTCTAGCCTCATCTTCTGCGGTACGTTTCTTCTTAGCAGTTGCTATTGTTCTAGCTGCTTTCACAGCTATTGATAATTCATCAAGTAGTTTCTGATCAGTAGTAACACGAATAGGCTTAACGCCTTGTTCAGACTTCTTCTTACTATGCTCTTCAGCTGTAAGTAGATCTTGCTGAACTCTAATCTGTTTTTTACTTAGTTTACTACTATAAGGTAGACCATACTCAGCATGAGCTAGTTTACCATCAGTGTAATTATCACAAATGTTTTTAAATAAGCTTTCATCTCCAGCGAATACACCTTCGAAATGTAGGTATAAGAGATTGTAAGCTGGTAATTCTGGAAAGTCTAAACCTAGTAGATATCTCCAATCCAGTTCTTCTGGAGTACCTGTCTTGTCTTTAGAGAACCACTTCTTATGAAGTTTAGATTCAGGTTTAGTACGTATTAATTTCTGCAGTACGCCATTGACGTATACTACATGCTCATCAAGTATTTCAACACCATCATGATCAATTACCTTCTTAGGAAACACGACTATGTCGAGGTTCTTCCAGTTGAATCGTAATGGGTTTTTCTTAAGCAACGTTCTTAGATATAATGTTGTTAATTTCTTGCGAGCTCGGATTCTGTTATTTCTCATCTCGTCTATTATATATTCTATTCTACCTATGCCAAATGGACTTCCCCAAATCCCCTTAGCCCAGTGTTCAGAGTAGATACAAGTAGGTTTTTTACCTGTCTCGTCTAAGTCTGGTAGGTTGGTTAGTACTTTACTGAAAGCAAATTGCACGTATTCATAATTAAAACCTACTTTAAACTCTTCTATTCGAGGGATATAAAACCGATCGTAATTTACAATACGTGCAACTTTTTCAACTGTACCTAATGGTACCATTATCTTATGATTGCTCGATTGGATGCATTTCTATTTGAACATACTGTTCTATAGGTGCTACCTCAGGTGGAGTTACCTCTTTATCCATCTTACTAACTACTTTGTATAGATCGTTACGTAAGGTCTCTTCCCTGTCAATCAAATAAGTATTGCGCGGTATACACAGTTCAGTTCTTTTGACTTCTTCAATCTGTGCTTGTATTCTAACTGCGTCAAATACTACTTCGAAATATTCTTTTACTGTTAACATTTGATATTATTTTATTAATGATTATTTCCAGTCTTCAAGTATAATAGGGAATTCACCTGTGAATCCACGTTTACTATCAATTAGACTTAAATGTTGTTGTGCTAATTCAGGTTCAAACGCATGTCCCATAGCGAAAGGACTGTAGCCTATTATAGATCCATTTACAACTCCACGTTTGGTACTCATGAGAGAGTGCCAGTGAGCTATATAGTATCTATCAGCTGATACAACGTTAGCCAT